TCACGGCTTCTTTTTGGGTTGGCTTGTGGCAATCGACTTTGCCAAATTCTGCAAAAGCAGGGCCTTTGCCCCCTCAATATCAACTCCAAGCTCGGCTGCATAACGGGCGACACAATACTCAACGACGTCAGTCTTGTTGACGCCTCGCACAGATGCGATGTCCTTAAGGAGCTTCTCCGCCTGAACACTCAATCTAAAATTAGCCTGTTTGGTTCCCATGAATAAATAGGATGGTGAATTGTTGTATAGCACACTGCAAGATTTTTATTGCAACGTATAGCGCATTGCTATACAAACTACGGACATGCGAACTGTAGGCAGACCAAAATCACCCCAAGGGACAATACTAATGGCGTTTAGGTTTCGTCCCGGTTTCGCGAAGGCGATTAAGCAAATTGCTAAGAAAGAGAACGTTTCTCAGGTAAGGGTTATCGAGGCTGCGATTCAGCGTTACGGAAAGGAATTGTCCGCATGAAATCCCAACGTCCCGGCTCCCTTCCTGTCGGCGCAACGCTCGATTCACTTCTGACGCTTGAGGAGTTCTGCGTTTGGCAGCGTTGCGGTCGCACATGGTTTGCGGCTCGCAGGCATCGGTTGCCCGGCGTGGTGCAGCAGAGTCGTAAAGCTGTCAGAATTCATCCCCGGTCATATCTCGACGGAGCCGTTAGGAGGTCCAAGTGAGCGCAGCCGATTCACAAATCAAAATCGAAAGCGGGATACCTATTCCCGCGCCGCATTACGGCAAGCCCAAGGGCGAAATCCGCATCGCACTCGAAAAGATGCAACCGGGCGACAGCATTCTCATCAAGCGCGACCGCTTGCAACCCAACGGGATTACCAAGCTGGCCAAGTCCGATGGTATCAAAGTGGCCCAGCGCAAAGTGAATTGCGAAGGTCGCAGAATTTGGAGGGTCTCTTGAAATCCTCCGCACAACAATTTCCGGTTCAGAAAACAGGGGCCCCTGTGAACGAACCCCGCCGTGATCGTGGCGCGAATAATAAACGGTTGCCTGTCAGCGAGGCTGCGCTTGTCGCATTCGCTGCGCCGATTGCAGGAGCACAGCCTGAGGTTCACGAGACACTGAATCCAAATCCGACTCGTGACGGGCAAGGTGAAGGTGTGCCGATGGCTGTGCCCTGCGGTCAATTGCCGGGATGTTTGCCGAATGGTTTTACGCTCGATTCGCTGCTCACGCGCGAACAGTTCTGTATCTGGCGCGGCGTCAGCCTGGAATGGTTGAAGGCGCGTATCGGCTTGCTGCCGGGGATGGTGAACGAGAGTCGCCAGAATCCGCGTGTTCATCCACGAACATATTTGGAGAAATCCACGAAAGTAAAATAACCGTTATGCCACTCATCGCCATCATCGGCCTAATTATTTTCCTGCTCCTGCTCTTGATTTTATTCGTCGGCGGAATTCTTCACTCTGCGGGATGCGCGGATGAGCAGATGAAAACTTTCAGCGGAGGGCCAGCTTGCGAACCTTCCGACGCGTCGCGGAGTAGTGATGCGTGTGTGAGCAAGACCGAATCCGCTGAGAACCTTTCAACGCAATGCTCTTGGTGTCAAAGAGAGCAAGCCATCAAAGCGCAGCCGAATGAATCGCATGGGATTTGCCAGCGGCATTATCGCGAGATGATGGCGGACGCGAAACGGTTAAACATGGCACGCAGTTAATTAAACCAACCAAGGAACTAAAATGAAAACCGAAATATTTGCAGATTACCAAGCGTTTCTAAATCGACCGGATAAAACTGTCAACGGCGTCGATCAAGCGTTCGTGCTCGAACATCCTGATTTCTTGAAATGGGATGCTGGTGAGGCGTGCTGGAATTGTTATCGCTGCTCCGACTGCTCCCGCTGCTCCGACTGCTCCCGCTGCTCCGGCTGCTCCGGCTGCTCCGACTGCTCCCGCTGCTCCCGCTGCTCCGGCTGCTCCGGCTGCTCCGACTGCTCCCGCTGCTCCCGCTGCTCCGGCTGCTCCGACTGCTCCCGCTGCTCCGGCTGCTCCCGCTGCTCCGGCTGCTCCGACTGCTCCGACTGCTCCGGCTGCTCCGACTGCTCCCGCTGCTCCCGCTGCTCCGGCTGCTCCGACTGCTCCCGCTGCTCCCGCTGCTCCGGCTGCTCCGGCTGCTCCCGCTGCTCCGGCTGCTCCGGCTGCTCCGACTGCTCCGACTGCTCCGGCTTGGAAGCAAACGCACCACTGAAACTGGTTATCCCATCCATCCCCAATATCCATCAAAAGGTTTTGGAAGCCGTCTCAAAAGAGAACGCTTTTGAAATGGGTTCGTGGCACGGTTCAAACTCTTGCGGCACGACTCATTGTCGCGGCGGATGGGTAATCACTTTGGCGGGCGCGGAGGGCAAGGCTTTGGAAGAGCGGACGTCCTCGGAATTTGCCGCGATGGCCATCTACAGCAAATCCTCTCCCATCAAAGTCTCGCCGGTTCGCTTTTTCGAATCGAACGAAGTGGCCATGGCTGACATCCGCCGCTGCGCGGAAGAGGAATCGAAGCTTTCGGCATAACCAGCTCACCGAGGAACTTAATTTTTATGCAAATCGAACTTTATCAAAAACTCAACAACCCAATCGACGCCATTCAACAGCTTGGCAAAATGTTCGCAAAGTCCGGAATGTTTGGCTGCGAAAAAGAGGAGCAAGGCCAGGTCTTGGCGATGGTCTGCATGGTTGAAGGCAAGTCACCTGTCTTCATCACGACAAATTACGACATCGTGGAAGGCAAGCTGCGCAAGAAAGCTTTGGCCGCGCTCGCCGACTTTCGTTCTGGCGGTGGCAAACATAAATGGCTTTCGTCGGGGGACGCCGTGACGGTGAAGGATGAGGACCGCTACGCGGAAATCGAGCTCACGGACAAGGAAGGCAGCGTCATCAAATATCGGTATTCAATGGCTGACGCAAAGGCTGAGGGTTTGGTGAAGGACCGTTCGCGATGGGTGAAGCGTCCCGGCAACATGCTGCGCGCGCGTTGCATCTCGAACGGGCTCGGCATGCTCTGCCCTGAAATCTTCGCCGGCGAGGATGATGAGCCTGTTTCGGAATCGGACACAAAACCCCTGCTGCCGAAAAAAGAAGCGGCAACGGTCGAATCGCAAGCCGCTACGGCCGCTCCTGCGAAGCCCGAGCAGGCGTCGAACGTTATCAACGTCGAGGCGACGGTTGTTCCGCAGGCGTCTGCACCCGACGAAAAGAAGACGGAAGAAAAACCGTTCACAATCGACATGGTTGCGGTCGATACGGCCACGGGTCGATTGAACGCCGCGAGCGAGGCCGCGCTGATAAAGCTCTTTGGTGAGCATGTTGACGCTGCGTTTACGTGGCTGAAAGCGAAGAACTGGATTAATGAAAAAATCTCTGACATCAACGTTGACCGGGCGAAGCGCATCCTGTCCAAGCCAGCGGAGTTCATGGGCTTTATCACGAAGGGGGCGCAGTGAAACACCGTCCATCCTCCCTGCCGATGCTCGCGCAGTGCTCGGATTTCGAATCATCCGGCAGCGACTTTGCCGAACTCGGCACCAACCGTCACGCGGCGCTCAAGGCGCATTACTATGGCGATGATTCGTTGCTCATGCTCCTCGACGATGAAGATCAAGAGGGCGTGCGATGGGCCGCCGATTACATCCGCGCCAATTCGACGGACAGCTTCCCGCTGGAATGGGAAACGAAACGGGAATGGATTCGGCCAGACTTCACCGATGCCACCGGCACGCCGGATGTCGTCAATGGATTTACCATCTTCGACTTCAAATGGCGGGATCGCGATTACGCGGCGCAGATGGCCGATTATGCGTTCTCGCTTATTGGCAACAGTTTTGAACGCGTGACGGTCATCTTGTTATTTGGTGCCGAGCGCAAGGCCGTGAAATTGTTTTTCGACGCGGCGGCGGTCGAATCGTTGCTAACTCCCATCCTCCAACGTGCCGAGAATCCGACGCCGACGCCGTGCGATTATTGCGGCTGGTGTGCGAAGCAATTCACCTGCAAGGCCAAGACCGGCCCGGCGAAGGTCGTTGCCGAGGGCTATGCCGAGGGTGACATGCTGCAAGTCATCAAGGATTGGCATCCGTCGGAGATGATCGGCAACGCGGAGCAGATTTCATTCGCGCTGAATATCTGGCGCAAGGTGCTCAAAAAATGGGGCGAGTCGGTCGAGTTTCACGCCATGGAAGCGGCGACGAAACAGGGATTTAAATTGCCCGGTTTCGAATTGAAGGAACGCCAGGGACGCAAGTTTGTTGCCGGTGTCCATCGCGCCTACGAACTATCCGGCCTGCCGCCTGAGAAGTTTTTGCAAGCGTGCACGGTGCGGTTGAATACCACCAAGACGAATCCCCTGCCCGGGCTCGATAAACTGTTTGCCGAATCACTGGGATTGAAGATGTCGCCCGCGAAACGGGAGGCGGAAAAGAAGCTTGGCGACGTGATTCAACGCAGCAAGGGCACGCTGTCGCTGGTTAGTGCGAAGGATGATGGAGGCGATAGTGATGAATGATACCGACCCAATTCCGTTTGGAAAACATGAAGGCGTGCCGATGCAGGATGTTCCCGCCTCATACCTTCACTACCTCTGGAAAAGCGGCATGAAGGACGACAAGCAATCAGCGGTTGCTGATTATATCCGTCGCAATTTGAGCGCACTGAAAAAAGAATTGCCGGATGCGATTTGGTCTTAATGCCCCGCATCCAAGAATCTCACCATGAACCTAACGAAAGAATAACCATGCCTAAATTTGATTCAAAAGCTGAAAGCGTCTCGTTCGAACTCATAAACGGCGATTATCCGTTTGAAATCGTCGCGGTCGATAACGCCATTTCGCAAGGCGAGAAAACACGCGGCTGCGACGTGCGCGAAGTGAAATTGAAGTTCTACCAGGATGCGACGTTCACCAAGCCGCTCGCGCAATGGACCGAAGATTTTATCGCCGCTGATAACTGCATCTGGAAATGGAGTGTGTTCGCAAAATGCATCGGCAACATGCTTGTCGATGGTGAGGAGTTCGATATCGACCATTCGTGGATCGGACGCCGCGGCTGGGCGACGTGCAAGCCGGAAGAGGATAAGGATAAGACCAAAATCGACGCGCAGACGGGCCGCGTGAAGCGATACAACCGCGTCGCAGTGTTCATCACCAATAAGGGAATGCTGCCGCCGAATGTGAAAGCCGCGACGGAAGAGAAGGACGATTTGCCATTCTAATTTACGCCCGGCGAATCCCATGGAAATTGGCACCTATCGTATTCGGTTTGTTTGTAAACCCAATAGCCATGACTCGCCGGGCGAATTTTTAACTCGTATATGAACCTGTTACTCCCCATCGACAAAGACCTGGTTTCGAAAGTTGTGTGCGAGCACTTCGGATTGCCGCTCAGTGAATTGAAATCATCGAGACGCACGGAGGCCATCGCGAAGCCTCGCCAGGTTGTTTTTTACATCCTTCAAAAGTTGAGGCAATCCAGCTGCTCATCCATCGCACGCGCATTCGGCAAGGATGTCGGCACGGTGAATTGGGGCATCACCTCGGTATCAGAATTGATATCGGTCGATGCGCGATTTGCCCAGACGGTGAATGCGTTATTGGAACAATGCCGGAAGGAGATGCAATGAAATACACCCGTTCCGAATCCAACGAGGTTATCGAGGTCAAAGGCTGCACGACCTGTCCGCATATGGTGAAGGAAGATGGACTCATGGTCTGTCGCGCTCCAGCCCCGAATGCAGCCGGTGAATTTAAGCCGCGCAAAAAGAAACTCACATCACATTGGGCAGGCGCTTATCACGCGTCCTGTCCGCTGGCGATTAAGCCGGAGAGCGTGCCGGTTTTGAAAGACGTGTCGTAATGCAAACCTATACCGATTTCATTCTGAACAAGATTCCGCGTGCCGAGGTGGCGGGCTTCACGCCGAAATCCGAGCCGCATTCATCGCTGAAGGGTCATCAGCGCGACGTGGCGAGATGGATGTGCGTCGGCGGGCGACGGGCGTGTTTCATGGCGTTCGGCCTCGGTAAGACACGCGTTCATTTGCAAATTGCGCTCTGGTGCATCGAAGCAAATCCCGGCAAGAAATATCTCATCACCTGCCCGCTGGGTGTGCGCCATCAATTCATTCACGAGGACGGCCCGGCGATGGGTATCGCGATGACATTTTGTCGGACCGATGCGGAGGTTGATGCGGCGACTACGCCGGTTGTCATCTGTAATTACGAGCCGGTGCGCGATGGGAAGATTACGCTCGATGATCGCTTTTGCGGCTGGGGCTTGGACGAGGCGAGCGTGTTGCGCTCGTTCGGTTCGAAGACGTATCAGAATTTCTTGAAGCTCGGACAGGCAGTAAAATATCGCTTTGTGTTCACGGCCACTCCCTCGCCGAATCGGCACAAGGAATTGATTCACTACGGCGGGTTCCTGGGGGTGATGGATACCGGGCAGGCTTTGACGCGATTCTTTCAACGCGATTCGTCCAAGGCGGGCAACCTGACGCTGTATCCGCACATGGAGGAACAATTCTGGACGTGGCTCGCTTCATGGGCGGTGTTCATGCAGAAGCCTTCCGATTTGGGTTACTCGGATGAGGGCTATGATTTGCCGCCGTTGAAAGTCCACTGGCATTGCGTCGCGGTCGACCACAAAAAGGCGTGGAAGCAGACCGACCGGCGCGGGCAGGCTGCTTTGTTTTTGGACAAGTCCAGCGGGTTGAAGGATATCGCGGAGGTGAAGCGGGAGACGATTCTGGCGAGGTTGGAAAAGGCGCAAGAGATAATGCGCCACACTTGTCCAACCTGCGGAGAAATACCACCTGTGGTTGACAGCCTCAAATGCGACGAGTGCGGCACGGACCTAGGATTCCGTCACTGGCTGCTCTGGCACGACCTAGAAGCCGAGCGTCACATCATCAAAAAAGAAATCCCCGGCGTGCGCACGGCGTACGGATCGCAAGACTTGGAAAAGCGCGAGGAAATCATTCTCGGTTTCAGCCGTGGCGAATTTCCGATTCTGGCAACCAAACCGTCGATAGCCGGGAGCGGCTGCAATTTTCAGCGGCATTGCTCGGATGCGATATTTCTAGGTAGCAGCTACAAGTTTAATGACTTCATTCAAAGTGTGCATCGCATTCAACGCTTCCAGCAGCCGCGCGAGGTCAACATCCACGTCATCTATTCCGAGTCCGAAGATCCCGTTATCGCGTCACTCAAAACGAAATGGGCGCAACACAATGAACTGGTGGAGAAAATGTCGGCGCTTCTGCGGAAGTCCAAACTCGATTTAAATACTATGGAAATCAAACGCACGATTGGCTGTGACCGCATCGAGATGGCGAGCGGCAAATTCAGGGCGGTGAACAATGATTGCGTGCTCGAAATGGAGACGTGGAAAGAGAACGAGGCGCATTTGATCGTCACGTCCATTCCCTTCGGCAATCAGTATGAATATTCGCCGTCGTTTCAGGACTTCGGCCACAATCCGTCGAACGAGGAGTTTTTCAAGCAGATGGATTATGCCGTGCCGCATTGGCTGCGCGTGCTCAAGCCCGGCCGTCTTGCCTGCGTCCACGTCAAAGACCGGATTCGTTTCGGCAATGTGACCGGCAAAGGCGTGCCGACCGTGGACAGGTTCAGCGATAAAACCGCCGACTGTTTTGAAAAGCACGGGTTCAATTTTTTAGGCCGTATCACCATCGATACCGACGTTGTGCGCGAGAACGCACAAACCTATCGCCTCGGCTGGAGCGAGAACGCGAAGGACTCGACGAAGATGGGTGTCGGCATGCCGGAATACGTGCTGCTGTTTCGCAAGCCGCACTCTGACCTATCTGCGGCCTACGCCGATTTGCCGGTCACGAAGGACAAGGAAACCTATATGAGGGCGCATTGGCAGGTCGATGCGTCGGGTTTCTGGAAGTCGGACGGGAATCGTCTCCCGGATCCGGAAATCCTCGCTGGCATGCCGATGGACGACGTGCGGCGGCTGTGGATAGCGCACGCCAAAACGCATGGCTACCAATGGCAAGAGCACGTCGCAATCGCGAAGGCCTTGGAGGAGCGCGATTACTTGCCGGCGGCGTTCATGTTGTTCCCGCCCATCTCAAATCATCCTGGCGTCTGGACGGACATCACGCGCATGCGGGTTTTGAATTCCGAGCAGTCGCGACGGAATCAGGAAAATCATGTCTGCCCTTTGCAAATCGATATCGTGAATCGGTTGATCGGGCGCTACTCCAATCCGGGTGAAATCGTTTTAGACCCGTTCGCCGGAATTTTCACCGTGCCGTATTGCGCGATTCACGCGGGTCGCATCGGCTGGGGCATCGAACTCTCGCACGATTATTGGCGCTGCGGCGTCGGCTATTGCGAGCAGGTGGAACGCGAGCATTGCATGCCTACGTTGTTCGATATGCAGCGCGGCGGATTGCAGCCGGTAGCCACGAGCAAGGTTTTGAAAGAGGAGGCGGCATGACCTTCGAAACCCACTCTCTTTGGAAGCAATGCGAATCCGACACGCGCGACGCTTTGAATTTGATGCTCACGCCCAATGCTCCCGATGTGCTGCATAAAATCCTCGGCAAGCTGCGCACGGCGACGGCGGCCATGCAGGATTTGGAGCGGCAATCGAAGGGTAGAGGCGAAGGGCAGTGTCATTGAATTTATGGAAAAAGAAGAAACACACGCCGGAAGGCTCTATGAAGTCTATTGCGCGTCGGTTGGCGGTCACGCCTTTAATGGCGAATCACGCTATTCAAAATAATTCCATGGACTCAATAAACAAAGGCGTTATCGCCAAGCTTAAGGCCCGCGCTGAACGCGGTCATTCCAAATATGGAGTGACGATGGACCGCACGGATTTGAATCCGCAACAGTGGCTCACACACGCGCAAGAGGAGGCCATGGACTTGGCCGTGTATCTCGAAAAGCTGATTCGGCTGAATGGGGTTTGTAAGTGGGGGCCGACTTGGGAAGGCGGTCAGTATCCAACTGGATGCGATAATGTTTTCGAATTCACCAATGACGGCATCAAAGAAAACGATTTCGAATTCTGCCCTTACTGCGGTAGAAAAATTGAGGAGGTAAAACTATGACCGTTAGAGATATGATCGAACAGCTTCAACGCTTTGACCAAAACTTTCGAGTTGTGGTTGAGAATGATATTCCGATTGCGGCTCACTGCACTGAGTGTGGTGAAGAAGTAAGGAGCGTAAATTTTCAAGGAGCCGTTGATCGTGTTTCGGTCGCTGGTGGACGTTGCGAGGTAGTGATTGATTTTGTATGAAGGCAATATTCACCGCGCAGGAACGCATCATTCGCAACCGTGCCAATCGAGCGAAGTGGCGCAAGGCGAATCGCGACATTCTCAATCTCAAACGGCGCAATCGCTATGCGACGAATGCGGATTATCGAGAGAGAAAAAAGGCGGCTATCAAGGCGAAACGGAATCGCGTTCAGTTAAGGGAGGCGGCGTAAGTGCGTGAATCTGCGCCCCTATCAACTTGAAACGTGCGATGCCATTCGGGATGGCTGGGATAGTGCCACTCGACAGCTTGCTGTGCTTCCCACTGGCGCTGGAAAGACTTGCATCTTTTCTTTCGTCGCGAAGGAAACAATCGAGCAGGGCGGAAAAGTTTTGATGATTTGCCATCGTGACGAATTGATTTCTCAGGCGGTAGGCAAATTCAACATCGTCACGGGCACCGTTGCGCAGAAAGAAAAGGCGTCCAGTTTCGCAAGCCTTGATTGCCCGATTGTGGCGAGCAGCATTCAGACGCTTTGCCGACAATCGCGATTGGAACGATGGCCAAAAGACCACTTCGATTTAATCATCGTCGATGAATGCCACCGCACTCTCGCAAAGTCGTATATTGCAATCCTTAACCACTTTGACGAGCACGCGAACGTATTGGGCGTTACCGCTTCGCCCCGTCGCAGTGACAAGCGCAACCTCGGCCAGTATTTTCAACGCACGGCGGCGGAATTGCGGCTCGTGGACATGATTCAAGCAGGGTGGCTAGTGCCGATTACGTTCGTGCGGTTACCCATCGCCATTGACTTGGGCGAGGCCAAGGCGACGCGAACTGAATATGGCACGGACATTTCACGCAAATCAGCCTCCGATGCGATTACGCCTTATCTGGCGAAGATTGCCGAGGCGGTGCGCGACCGGGCTGGATTTCGTCGCTGCCTTGGATTCGCGCCATTGGTGGAAACATCGCGCAAGGCGGCGGAATCGTGTCGCGCGGTCGGCATGGTCGCAGAATATATTCACGGCGAAGACCCGGATCGCGAGCGAAAGCTGCAGGCGTACAAGAACGGCGAATACGACATCCTTTGGAACGCGGATTTGTTGACTGAGGGTTACGATGACCCTGGTATCGCGTGCATCGTCAACGCCTCGCCGACGCAGAGCGTTTCGAAGTATTGGCAGATGAACGGTCGTGGAACGCGCTGCACGGCCAATGTAGACGATTACGCCACACCCGAGCAACGACGCGCGGCAATTGCGGCCAGCGACAAGCCGAATCTTCTGATTCTGGATTTCCTCTATCACAACCACGAAGTCTGCACGCCGGCGGACTTAATTGCTGGCAGTGATGACGAGGCTAAACAGATTTTGAAATCGGCTACGGCCGGAAAAGGATTCTGTGAGGGCGAGCTGGATTTGATTGTCGAAGGGCAGAAAGCCGAACTGGCTCGCGAAGAGACATTGCGCAAGAAACTGGAGGCGAATAAAAAGCGCAATGCTGAAACTATTTCGGCTGAGGAGTTCGCTTTGAATCGCGGCGATTTTGGATTGGCGACTTACGAGCCGACGATGCGATGGGAGTCGGCTGGCGTTACCGAAAAACAGGCGAAGTATTTGCGCAAGGCGAAGATCGATCCTGCGACCGTGAATGGATTCGGCCACGCCTCAAAATTACTGGACGTTATTTTTCATCAAACTGCGCCGAAGCTGGCGAGTCCGAAAGTGGTTGGTTTGATGCAGCGCATGCGGCAAGTGTCGCACGCAGTCGGCATTCACGATTTCAGCAATGTCACGGTCGCGCAACAGGCGGCGTTTTTTAAGGAGTTAAACATTCGTAAAAAGGCAAAACAAACAGCATGAGTGTAATAAAAAATGACGGTGGACCAGCGTTTCCTCAAACTCTAACCGATAACCAAGGGCGAATGGACACAGCGCACGATTACGGACTCTCTGGTATGACGCTGCGCGATTACTTTGCGTCGGCGGCTCTGACGGCGATAATCCAAAAGCTGAAAATCCACGAAGATAGGCAAAATGAATATGCGGCATTCGCTTATGAGATTGCAGACCAGATGATCCAGCAGCGTTCAAAGTGAATCTCTCTGAAATAAAAGATGAAAAGCTCCGCCGACGCATCCTCGAAGCCGACCGCGAACAAAACGTTCGTGCTATGGGTGGATTATCTTCCTCCCAGCGGCAACGCCATGATGTCGGCAAAACGCAGCGTAGTAATGGCGATGAAAAAAGAGGCCCGTCTCGCGTGGTCGTTAGCTTTGTTTGCTTCAGGTCACGGACCTGTGATGACGACAATTTGCAATTCGGATGCAAGTGGCTGCGTGATGCCATCGCCACCAGCCTCGGCATTGACGACGGTGACAAACGATTCCGCTGGCAATATCAACAACTCAAAACCGATGGACCCGAAGGGGTCTCTGTGACTATTCAGATTTTATGAACACACTACCACTCGAAAGACCGATTGTCGTTTTCGACATCGAATCAACAGGAGTCGACATTGCTGTTGACCGAATCATATCACTGGCAGCGTTGCGCATTGAGCCTGAGGATTTTTTACAGGATGCCCGCGAGCTGCGCGGGCATTGGATTGTTAATCCGATGGTGTCAATCCCTGCTGCGGTTTCCAAGGTGCATGGATTTACCAATGACATGTTGAAGGATAAGCCTTTATTCAAAAGCATTTCCGAAACAGTCCACACTTTCTTTCAGGGGGCTGATTTGTGTGGCTACAACCTTCGCAATTTTGATATCCCGATGCTTTGGGAAGAATTCTACCGATGTAAAATTGAGTGGAATCTCTCTTGTGTTAAAGTTGTTGACGCATCGGAAATATTTCGCCGCAAGGAACCTCGCACACTCACAGCGGCGGTGGAAAAGTTTTGCGGTCGAAAGCACGAAGGCGCTCACGATGCAATGGCTGACGTTCTGGCCACATGGGAAGTGTTGCATGGCCAGCGTAAATTCTTTTCCGATATCGGTGACATGGGAGTTTCGGCACTGGCGGAATTTTCATGCAGCGAAGAATTTGAAGGACAGCCCGCACGCCGTCTAGATACCGCTGGTCACATCATCGAAACAGCCGACGGTATTGCCCGCTACACCGCCCGCAGGGTTAAAGGTGTGCCGGTGGTCGATGATCCGGGATTTGGTGGATGGATGCTGCGCAATTCGTTTCCAGCGAATACCAAACTGATTTTACAGCAACTCCTTTCAGCATGACAACTCAATGTCCATCACCGAACAAGCCCAGCGATACATAGACGCCATTCCGAGCGCTGTCTCAGGCGACTCTGGCCACACCCAAACGTTCAAGGTCGCCTTGGCTCTGGTTGAGGGCTTCAGTATGTCAGCAGCGGAAGCACGCCCAATGATGGTCGATTACTCGAATCGTTGCGACCCGCCATGGTCGGAGCGCGAAATCGACCACAAACTGGCCGAGGCGGAAAAGCTGTGCGACCCGGCGAAGCGAGGCAAGCTGGTCAAGTGCGGCGTTAAATATCAATCGGGCCACAAGCCGACGTTATCGACGGCGCGGGCTCTTCCCGTAACGCCGCGGCCTGCGCCAGCGACGATTAAGACCAAGGCAGCACGATATGAGGTTTCGGATACCATCGAGCTGCCAGAGCCGATGGAGGACGGCACGCGGGCGTTTATCAAGGCCGCATTCCAAGAGGGTGAGGGCGTGCGCATCGCGGTCGCCCGGACGAATGAGGAGAATAAGGAGGTGCCGAAAGACGCCGGCGTGACGCTGTCGCGTGAAGAGTGGTTGCGGAAGCTGGACACGCACAAGGGCAATCCCAATAAGTTTCTCAAGACTTCGGAACGCAACGGGATTTTTGTCTCGGTAAACCCGATGCGGATCGGCGGCTCGAAGGATGCGGATGTCACGCTATATCGTCATGCACTGCTTGAGTTCGACAATATCAGCTTGCAGGAACAATGGGGGATTATCACGGCGTCGAGAATTCCCTGCACGGCGGTCATCTCGAGTGGTGGGAAGAGTATTCACGCCTGGGTGCGGGTTGATGCGCAGGATAAGTATGAATTCGCTGATAGGGTCAAGACGCTCTACGCGTGGTTCGCCGATTACAAGCCGGATGAGAAGAATAAGAATCCGTCGCGGTTATCGCGGCTGCCAAACTGCGAACGCGGCAATCGCAGGCAAGAATTGCTGGCATTAAATCCAGATTGGGCATGTGCATCATTCACGGAATGGATAAAATCGAATCAGGAAGATCAATTAGGCGCGTGCTTCAAGTTGTCCGATTTGCTTTCCGTCGATACGTCAAAAGACCCGAATTGCGTCATTGGTTTTCGCGATGGAAAATCACTGCGCTATTTGTGCAAAGGCCGTGCTGCGTGGTTAATCGGTCCGTCAGGGATTGGCAAATCGTCGTTGATTTCTGAGTTTGCATTAGGATGGGCGGCCGGCAATCCGGTGTTTGGCATCCAGCCGGCGCGCCCGTTGAAATCGCTAATCGTCCAGGCTGAGAACGATTTTTACGATTTGGCCGAGATGGCACAGGGCATTGCGCGGGCGCATTCGATATCATCCGAGTGTATTCTGTTCGAGGACATTAACAACAATGTTCAATTCAAGACGGAGACGACATCCATTCGCGAACAGTTTGCAGAGCGTTTGCATCGCCTGATTGACCGCGAACGACCGGATATTGTCTGGGTTGACCCGCTGTTATCATTCGCCGGCATCGCCGTATCGAAGCAAGAGGAGTGCAGCATGTTTTTGCGCCAGTGGATGAATCCAGTTTTGGAGGCGACAGGCGTTGTGCTTATTGGTGTTCACCATACCGGCAAGCCGAAATCAACCAAGGAAACATCGACGTGGACGGCATTGGACTACGCCTATTCCGGCATCGGCTCATCCGAGCTGGTGAATTGGGCCCGGGCGGTGATGGTGCTTAATCCAATGGGGGATCATGATTTTGAGTTAAAGCTGGCCAAGCGCGGTTCGCGTGCCGATGCGCGTCATCCGAATGGCGATTTCACAACTTCGGTATTCTTAAAGCACGGGACGGATACTATTCGCTGGCATCAACAGTTGCCGCCTGAGCCTGCCGAGGAATCAAAGGTTGATAAGGAACCTAAGTTAACCAAGCCTCAGCAGATTGCAGGGTTGAATCTGGCCACGTTTCTAAGCCACTGCACCAAGGACGGGGAGAGTTTGCGTGGCATGATGCGACGGTTAGGCTCGTGGTTAGCCTCAAAGGATTCGCCTAAAAAGTCGCTGGCATCCTCATCCGAGGGGTCTATCCGGGCCGCAGTTGGTCTGATGTTAGACAATGAAAAGCTCACAATGTTGGATAATCTCTACTTCAAAGGACCGAAGGCATGAAATCAACGCAAGTGGGATACATGTCAGAACTTACGACGATTTCTGTTGTTTTTGTCTTATTGTTATACACTTATCTTAGATATGGGTGTGCAAAGTGTGCAAACAGTATGTATTTTGCACAGCCTGCACGGGTGTGCAAAAAGTGGTGTGCAATATCCCCCTACTACGTAGGGGGGATATATATTGCACACACACATTGTTTGCACCACGACCGTGCTCAATGCGATTTGCACATTACACAGTTGCACGTTTTACTAACCGCATCCCAATCCGGAATACGGAACGCATTACCATCTTCCACAGCGCATACCAATATGGGCCATGGGGGATATAGCCCCGGTAAGGAATCTTTTGCCTAGTGGGTTGAAAGCAGGTTTGGTGACTTTCCTTCATATTTTTATGAAAAATCGAAAAACTCATTCCCCCCAAAAACCGCAGCATGTCATTGCTACAACCTTGGAAGCTGCAGCTTCCATTGCGGGCCGAACAGTGACTGAAATCAAATCAGCGCAGGCGCAAGGTTGCCTCGCGTTCCTGAGCGGCGGTCGCATCGACTGCACAATTCTGGAACGGTGGTTTCAGAAAATGAAACGCAAAAAACCCAACGTCGACTACTACGAAGAGAGGGCAAAAAAGATGGCCGTCGACCGGGAGAATGCTGAGCAAGATCTGCTTGAGAAGCGGAAACTCGTCTGGCCAATCGCGAAGATTAAAACCGCATGGGCGCGTAACGTCATCACGACGAAATCCAAACTTCAAGGTGTGGAGGATTCTGTTTCGGTCGCGGCGTCCATGCGATTTAATCTCACCACGCCACAAGTCGCAGAGCTTCGTGATATCATCCATCGCAATATCCGCAGCGCGTTGAAAGAGCTGAACGTTGGCGACTGGGGGAAGACCGCATGCCCGCACTGTAAAAAAGAAATCGTTGCCCATGAATGACGCTGAGAAATTCATTTGCGATTCGTTCGAGCCAAGCAGCGAAGAGCTGGCGTGGAAATGGATTGCCGAGAACGTCGAGTTGCCACCGGATTCGGAGTTGAAGAAATTCGACTTCGAACTTTTCCCGCTAGCTCGGTTCGTTCTGGAACAGCTTTGCCACAATCAGGGACTGCGCCGATTTACAGAAATGCTTTCCGCGCAGGTTGGCAAGACTGTAACCATCCTCGCGTATCTCTGTCACAAAATAATTAACCGCCCCAGCTCTGTCGGTTGGTATACCGACACCGGCATCAACGCAAAGGCGGATTACAACACGAAGATTTTGCCCGCACTTGAGAACTGTGAAAAGGTTGCAGAGCTGCTGCCGATCGAGCGGTCAAAAAAAACCAACACGCTTGTTCAATTCGGATTTATGAACCTCCGCGTGCTCGGTGCAGAGTCAAAATCTAATCGCGAAGGTAAAACGATTTCCGAAGTGCTCTGTGACGAGGTGCGAAATTATCCGCCCGGCGCCATGGAGCAGATTGACAATCGCTTCAAGACCATCACTAACTGGCGCCGCATTCTGTTCTCATCCGCTGGCGACATAACGCAAGAGCCCTGGCTGTCGTTCAAAAAAGGAACGATGCATCTTGGCTTTTGGAAATGTCCACACTGCGGCCACAAGCAGACCTTCCGCTTTGGTCTCAATGAATCGCCGCTCTATCCCGCGAAGCGCAAGTGCGGCGGATTCATCTGGGCCAAGAATGAAAAGACTCATCCGAGCGAGGATGTTTACAACTTCGCAGAGTTGGACCCAACCATCCGCTATCAGTGCGAGAACGAGGCGTGCAAATACGAATTTAAAGAATCAGAAAAGTTGCCGCTCATCCGCGATACGGAATTCACTCAGACAAATCCGATGGCCGATCCGTCGGACGTTTCGGTTCATTGCTGGGAGGCTTACATGCCGTTCGCGGGTTGCTCATGGGCGAGCATTGTTCACAAGTTTCTGAACGCCTCCGTCGCCGCGAAGCAGGGCAAGGACGATGCGATGCAAGTCGTCATCAAAGAAACCTTCGGCGAACCATGGGAGGAGCAAGGCGTCAAACCGATGGAAGGTGAAATCCTGGAACGTTGCGGCGAATACTCCATCGGTGAGGAGTGGCCATCGGAAATCAAATGCGCAAAGCAAATCACCGTCGACAATCAGCGCGGGTTCGTGAAATTTAATTATTCCATTTTCAATCGCGGCGGGGCGAAGCGCACGGTTGAGACCGGCTCGCTCGCCACGTTCGACGAATTGCGCGCGTATCAGGTCGCAAAGAAAATCATGGACCGTGGTGTTGGCGTCGACTGTGCACATAAGCCGAATGACGTTTACGACGCCTGCTTGAAATACGGAAGATGGGTGCAAGACCCGAACCCAAAAGGCAAAAATCATATTTGGAATGGCTGGCTTCCATTGCTCGGTGACGACGCGGAAGAATTCACAAATTACGTGCTCGATAAGGACGGCAAGCAGCTTTCAATTATCGCATACTGGAAAGCGATTCTCATCACTGCGAACGAAGGCCGCAGCGGAAAGCAAAAACCCATTCACCGATTCTCATGGTCGAATCCACACTACAAGCACGAACTCTATTTCATCCGCATCAAAGGCAAAGGTTCTCCATGGGAAATCCCGAAGAATGTCGGCAAGCAATATGTCGACGAGGTGCAGGCGGTCGAACGCCGTGACGTGCGAAACGCGGAAGGTCAAACCATCGGCTACGAGTGGAAGGACCGGGGGCGTCACGACGATTCGGATTGCGAGTTGATGCAGCTCGTAATGGCAGACATAAACAAAATTGCGGGTTGAATCTTGACAATAAAGCAACGTTTCTTCCTTGCAGAAGCCGCCCCGTGTCGCTATAAGCCGAATCATGGTCGAAGGAAAATTTGTTGCGCTGGATGTGGCCACGCTCACCACAATGCTTACCGAGTGGCGGGCATGTCTGTCTGCAATCGCCGCATACGATTCAACAAAAGGGATAGCGAGCGGACTTCAATCTTACTCTATTGCCGGTCGCAGTTTTACACGCGCAGACCTCGCGCAAGTTTCCGATATGGTCGCTGAACTTTCCTACGCCTTGAGTCTGAAAACCGGCCAGCTTGTCCGCACCACTTACGCCGACATGAGTTGCTAAAATGAGCATGCTCAAAACCATCACACGCGGCGCGGCCATGGCGGGCGCCCCCATCGGCGGATTCTTCCACGGCTTCCAAGCGGGATTCAAAGGAAATTGGGAAGGCGGAGAACACTCACGCGAACGCCGTCGCCCCGCCCGCGCAACCGAATCCGCCGACACGGGATTAAATTTCGGCGTGCGCGAAAACATGCTGTCCGAGGGGCGCAACCTCGAACAAACTTTTCCGCTCGCCCGCCGCATCAACCGGCAATACGCCAAGCATACCGTCGGCTCGTGTCGCATGAAGTGGAGCACGGGCGATACAAAAATCGACAAGGCGTATTCCGACGCGTGGCAGGCGTGGATGCCCATGGCTGATGTGCAGGGCCGCCACACTTTCCGCAAGCTGACAAAAATCGCGGTGCAGCGAATCCTGGTCGACGGCCGTATTTTCGCACAGCTCGACCGGCGCGAAGGTTTTTTGCAACTGCAACCCATCGAAGGCGACCGGGTTTCGAGCGATGGCGTTTTTAATTCCGACATGCAAGGACTCGTGAGCGGCCTCGGATTGGATGGCAATGGCCGCGCACAATTCGCCCGCGTTTGGCAGCGAACCATCTATGGCCAATTCGCAAACCCGCAAGAGATTCCAATGCGGCAATTGCTTCATGCGTTCGACGCTGATCGGTTCGATAGCGTGAGCGGATACACGCACTATCACGCGGCGTTGAACAAGATTCGAGACTTGCTCGAAACCACCAAAGCCGAACAACTCGCCGCGAAACGCCACTCCAAACTGGCGTTGATAATGAAAACTCTCATGGGCGGGGCGGGCGCTCCGATGGTGAATTTATTTGATAACGACGGAAGCGCGCCAGCTGCGGTGGATAACAAACCAAACATCGAAGCCGCCGGCGATGTGGCCACGGCCTACATGTTTCCGAACGAGGATGTCAAAGCTTTCGAATCAAATCGCCCCTCAGAGGGTTGGTTCAACTTGATGTTGTGGAACGTCCGCGAAGTGGCGCTCGGTTTGGATTTGCCTTTCGGTGTCGTGTGGAACATGGCCGATTTGGGCGGGCCTGCCGTGCGCTTTGAAATCATGCAGGCCGCTCGCACGTTCGAAGAGTTTCTAACCGACGTGCTTGAGCCGATGTGGATTCGTCCGACTGTCGGCGCGTGGATTACTCTGGAAATTGCCGCTGGCAAATTGCCCTTTCATCCGAACTGGTATCGCTTCTCCGTTCCGAAACCAAAAAGTATCACGATTGATTTTGGCCGCGACTCCAAGGCGAGCATTGCGGAGAACATCGCCGGGCTCGGCACCGCTACTGATTGGTTCGCGGAAGAGGATGAGGAATTTGAATCGCAGACCGACCGTCAGGTTTACGAAGCGCGTTATCGCGAGTGCGCCCGCCGTGGCATTCCGTTTGACCCGACGATTGAAGTTCCCCTTGAACAAATCCGGCTCATTGTGCCGAACGGAAATCCAAACCAATCCGATCCCGGATTGGACGACGCGAGCACAACGCCACCGAAGAAAAATGCAAACCCAGCTTTCGCCAAATAATTTCCCGCACATTCGCAGCGCGATTTACTCGACACCGTGGGCCATCACGTCGCAATGGCTGGATACCATTTGCGAAATTGCGGAGGCGCATATCGGCGGGCGCGTTCCAGTTTCCAGCATCGCGACGAAGCAAAAACGCAAATGCCCGAATTGCGAAACCGGATGGATGAAACTTTCCGTGCGTCGCGAAGAGGGCAAAGAACCAAAGTCGGAATGCACCTGTCCGAATTGCGGTTGTGAATGCGAAGAGGACGACTTGCCGCCGTATGACATCGTGAGCGGCGTTGCGCTGCTGCAACTCTCAGGCCCGCTCTTTCCGAAAGCCAATTTGTTTACGATGCTGAGTGGCGCCACGAGCTACGAGCAATTCGGCAATGACTTTTCACAGGCGCTTTCAGACGGCGATGTCAATGCCGTGGCCATCATCTCCGATTCCCCTGGCGGCTCGTGCCTGCGCCTCTCCGAATTATGCAGCCGCATATTCGCCGCGCGCGATCAGAGCAAGCCGATTGTTGGATTCATCGACCCGATGTGTTGTAGTGCGGCCTACGCCATCGTGAGCCAGTGTGAGCGCATTTACATTTCTGAAAGCGGGATGGCCGGCAGCATCGGCACGGTGATGAAATATTCGAACTGGGACCGGGCTGAACGCAACGCGGGCAACGACCCGGTGATGCTCACCTCGACCGATGTAAAACAATTCGGCACGCCGCAATCGCTCGCGCAGTATCAATCGTTGATTGACACCCTGCTCGCCTACTTCAATCAGTTTAAAGAAATCGTCTCACGCGGGCGCAAGGGCATCGACATCGACGCCGTGAGCGGCGCGAATGTTTGGATTGGAAAAGAAGCAGTCGGCAAAGGATTGGTCGACGGCGTTTCGACGCTGGAAAAAATCATTGCGGACCTGACAGGGAAATGAGCGCCTCGAAACTCGAACCGCAAAAAGCCACGTTCACCCGTTCAACATTGCCGACGAAAGAAGAATTAATCCGCCTTGTAAAATCCATGCAGAGACGTGGGCAGATTCATAAGCCGCGTAAGGAAACGCACGCAGAGCCCCCGAAACATAAGCTTCAAATTCTGTGCTAATTTTCGCCAATTATTTTTCACATTTCTGTTGACTATAAAGCAACATTGAATGATAACGCGTCCAATGTTGGTAAAACTTTCGCAAGAAATGTTGGCGGCAATCGGCGGCGGAGCAAACGCTTCCGAGGCCCAGACAAACCTCTCCACGTTCATCACGAACGCTAACCAAGCGACAAAATTTATGGCTGATTCCAAAGTCACTCTCGAAACCGTTCAAGCGTCTGTTACGGCGCTTGAGGCAAAAATCGGCACGCCGTTGACCGAGGCTCGCGTCAAGGAAATCGTCGGCGCTGAAACGACCACTGCCATAGCCGCATGGTCCGCTTCCGTTGAGGGGAAAAAAATCATCGGGGCCGAATCGAGCCGCATCGCTATGGAGGCGCTTGCTGGCGTTGGGACTCAGCCTGCCAAGCCGTCCCCGGCTGGCAACCCCGAACCCGCCGCCGCCGCGAAAACCTTCGCCGAAATCGTCCAAGCCAACATGGCAACGGGCAAAAAGAAATCCGACGCCATCTCGGCGGCGGTCGAATCGAACCCGACCGAATACGCGGCGTATCTGAAAACCGGCGGCAAACTGTAAATCTTTATGTCCACACAAACCCAAAATTCCAGCGGTTTCAAAACCTTTCAAGCCACCGCCGTTGCTATCGGCGTCGGCAAGCGCGTCTTTGTTGACACTGCAAATCCGCCGTTGATTGCCGTGGCAGGCGCGGCAGTCGGCGCGATTGGCGTCACGATGGAAAACATCGCTGCAAGCGGTTACGGCACCGTCAAACTTTTCGGCGCTCCCGGCACTTTCCTGATGTGCGCGAATGCGGCGATCACGGCGGGCGCTCAAATTTTTCCCGCTGCCAGTGGCAACATTGACGACGCGGGCACGACTGCGATTCCGTATGTCGCTTTGGAAGCGGCAACGGCGCAGGGCGACATCATCGAAGTCGCGCCGTTTGTTCTCGGTGCTTAATCCGAATCAACCAAATAAAAATCTATGTATCCCAGCTCTGGAGCAACCATTCGCGGCGACCTCAACACCTTCGTTCAGGAGGCGCTCGCTGCTGACAAATTTTTCATCGGGCCGATGGTGTTCCCGCCTTTCGAGGTGGATATCCGCAGCGGCCAATATCCGCGCCTGAAGAAAGGCAATGGCAGCCTGATGAAGTCCGGATCCACGCTCCGCGCTCCGAAAGGCAGCTACGGCGAAATCGACCGCGCGTGGGATACCGACACCTACGACACGGTTGACCGGGGCCTTGAAGAACTGATTGACGACACGCAGACGCGTGATCTCAAACGCTTCTTCAATCAGGAGGTTGTGACCTCCAATCTCGTGCGCCGATGCGTGCAGTTGGACCACGAAGTCCGGGTTGCGGCGGCTCTGTTCAACACCTCCAATTTCGGCTCGGCAACCAATTCCACAGTTGCCTACACCGCCGCAAACATCGCGACGATGAATGCGCCGCTGGATATTCTGGCGGCGATTGAAAAGGTCAGCGACAACGGCGAAGAGGCCGACACGATTGTCATGTCCCCGAACGTGTTCAACCGCATCAAGCTTTCGACGCTGATGCAGAATTTCATTCGCGGCAATCGCCCGAGCGATTCCACGGTGAACATTACGCCCGGCGCCGTGGCCCAGGCATTCGCCGAAAACGGCATCACTCAGGTTTTGGTGGGTCGCGCCCGTTACGACTCGGCGAAGAAAGGCCAGTCATTCTCTTCCGCTCGCGTTTGGAGCGACACCTACATCTGGGTTGGCAAGGTTTCCAGCGGCGACTTCATGAACGGCGGCGCGGGTCGAACGATTGTTTGGAATGAAGAGGGTGGATTGTTCGTGACCGAAGCCTATCGCGACGAGAAGCGCCGAAGTGGCGTCATCCGCGTGCGTCAAAACACGTCGGAGAAAGTCATCAATGATGGATGCGGCGCATTGATCGCGACTCAATACAGCTAAGATTTGGGGTCCCATGGGAAACGCCGTCGATCAAAAGTCGGCGGCGTTTTTAGTTAAATGACACTAGCAGAACAAATGGATGCGGACGTGGCGACGACGGAGCCTGAGGGTCAAATGACTTTCAAGTTCGCCGGCAAGTCTTACATCGGCCAATGCACGCCAATGGACGGCAAGCTGGTAATGGGGGAAGTGGGTTATGAATCGACTGCCGACTTTATGATGGCCGTGCGTCGCTCGCAGTTTGTCCTGCCCGATGTTCCGCCGGCAGACAACGACGTGATCGAAATTGACGACGTGAAATACCAGGTGCAGGTGGTCCCGGACCAATACAACGTCGTTCTGAATTATGCGGTGAAACAATACACGTAATGTCCAACGAAACTCTAACCGCCGACTTGGATTACTCGAAAATCAATTCGAGAATCGAAGAGTTGCACGATGCCATTCAAGGGCAAGGCGGCGATGTGTCCACGATTTTCGAAGATGAATCACGGTTGTTTCTCAAGCAGGTCATCCGCTTGACGCCTCCGAAAACCCGCCAGCAAGGCGAGGCGGCAATCGACCGGGATCTGATGAAAATCTTTGAGCCCGTGAATGGCGATTTTCTGGACGACCTGATTATCGAGCACGGCGCGAACAATCTCGATGCGTGGATTACGACGGCCGGGGGCGAAAAGAAGCATCTCAAATGGACGTATCTCGACAACACGGGCGGGCCGATGGCCAATTTTCACCGAGAGAAACAAGGGAGTCGGGGTAGAACGTTTAATTTGAAACGGCAGAAAGACCCCAGCATTTGGTATGCGCCTTATGTGGTGAGCTATGAAAACTTTGCTGCTTATGCCAAACGTATAAAATCTCATGTTGGCAGAAGAAAGGCAGCATGGGCGGTTTCATTTACAAGCTTAGGCGGAAAGGTTGCCTCATGGATTGGCCGTCACGTCTCAGGGGCAAAGGGAGAATACCACAATTCTTACAACCCCGAGCGGCCATCGATTACAATCATCAATCGCGCGCCGGGGATTGAGCAGGATTTGAATGTTGTGCGCAGCGCCTTGCGTGTTCGCCAAGAGGCGATAACCAAACGCATTCGTCTAGTTCTTTCGGGTTATTCCAAAGACGTTGCGCGGGGAATTAAGATTCAGCGATGGGCAAAGGAATTGCCCGATTCGCGAATGGAGGTTTCCTAATGTTTTTTCCATCTCACCAACGCCGCGGCCCGCGCCTGTTCTGGGGTGCGTGCTTTGCGCTTACCTTTTGCGTTACCACCTTTGGCCCCGCTTCGGCAGGAAAAATGGGAGGCATCGACGGATTGTTTGCAGCATGGGCATTTCATAATTCAAAAAATGGAATTCCAGTCCTCATTCAGAAGCCGCTTCACCTTGAGAATATTCGATGTGCGGCCACGTTCGTAGAATCGAATAGCAGGATTTCGGACAATAAGTCCCTCGCCCCCGCAAGCCTGAATGCGCTGCATGTCGGCAATCATTTCCTTTCGGCTGGAAACGACGGCGCACTTAACCACGAAGGCATTGCTGGAAACGAGACTGATAGATGCGATGCGCTCGGACCAGTTGCCGCTGGCGTTCGGGGCATCAAAGACAGCGAACCTGATGCCGGAATTGAACCGGCCAAAATTGACCGCATTCCGAGCGGCATTGAATCCACCGCGTCCCGCCCAAATTTCGCCGTCAAGATGGCACGCGGGCAACCCCTCAGTGAACCATTCCGGGGCGTCAATTACTTTTCCGCCACGCGTCCAGAACCGGGAGCCATCCCAATAAGCCCGGCAACCATCCAGTTTTTCACTGGCAAACCACCCGTCAACGCATTGGCCAGACCAATCAGCGCCAAGAGTCATTTGCTTTTCGTTCACGGTCAAAATATAGCGCAAGGCCTTGTGTATTGCAACCATAAAATGGGGGTATCAAATGGCTAAACCTCCGATGGAAATTTACCAGTTCGAGGACGAATACGAACGCGCCGTAGCCGCGTGGCTGCTGGCGAACGGCGTCAACGATCCGAAGGTGCAGCGCCAAGACGATATCAAACTCGAAGATGGCAGTAAACGCACGCTCACAACGCCGCGCGTCGAAGTGAAGTTCATGTGCTCAGGCCTGACTCGTGAACATTATCACGTCGTTACCCAGACCGGCGCGACGTGGCTGGATTTTGCCGACGGCGTTCTCTATCTGAAAATCGTCACCCGGCGCGACGTAAAAGAGCCGTCGCATTCCTACCTGCGCGGGCTCTGCCGTTACGCGATGCAATTCGCATCGTCCATCAGCGGCAAAATGAAATATCACAAAATCGAAAAGGTGCTCGAATCCAGCAGCACCTCGACCATGGAAGCGGACAAGAATCACGACGTTTCCGCCCTCAGTTTCAACACCACACTCCGCATCCGTCCCGAATTTTTTCCAACCAGCTAAAACTCTATGAAACATTCCTATCAACAAGTCCTAACCACTCCGAGCGGGTCAATTGCCGATTCTGCATCGTCCGCTACGGGCGACAGCATTTTCGAAGTCGATACCACCGTTGCCGTGAATGGCGGCAGCGCCAACGTCGTGAGCGTCGCCATTCCCTCCGCTGGACTGGTATCGCTCGCACTCATTTCAACCGTGCCCTGCATCGTCACGTTCACGGGCTCGACGGACGACAATCAAACCTTGGCCGCCAATTTGATGAATCGCATCACGGCGATTGGGAGCGATGTCACGTCGCTATCAGTCAGTGCCAACACCGTGAGCAGCGGCCCGGCTGGCACCATCAAAATCCGCGTCCTCTGGAATTCTTAATCGAAAGGAAATATGTCTGACACTTTAAATGATAATGGCGTAGTTGGTTTTACGCGGCGGGTGACTCTCAGCACGTCCGGGGTCGTCATCTTGGACGATTTCAAATACGACACCGCAAACAATGCTGAATTCGAGCGCACGAACGAAAAGAGCAAGACGACCGGCTACGCATGTGCGAAAGGCATTCGAAAAGGCACTGCCACGGCGCAGCTCGCTGATGCCACGGTCAACCCCTCGCTCTACTGGGGGCAGACATTTACCACGACTGAAGGCGTTGAAACGGTCAATTGGGTTATCATCGGCACGGGCCGCAGTGAATCCAAAAGCGGCGAAACCAAAGCCTCGATTACCTTCCGTGAAACTGTCGGCTCCGTCGTCCTGTCGTGATGCATCATGGCCAACAACTGGCAGGAAATGCTCGCGGAGTTGCGGGTTGCGATTAAGCGCGAGAACGATATTCGCGATGCGTCATTCCTTGATCTGACCACGAACATCGGCGGCGTCGCAATCCGGCAGATGACGCCGCGCGATTTGCTAATTCTGGATGGGGTTGGTAATCCGCTCGTAACGGGCGGGTTGCCATCGCCAGACCAATTGGCCGAATTCCTTTGGCTCTTGTCGCCACGATTCAAAGCAAACTCACTTCTGGCGCAATGGATTTTCATCCTCGGAATCCGCAAGATGGATTTTCTTTCATCGGTTAAGGCGTGCCAAAAATATGTTGAGGATACCTTTCAAGATTCCCCGGCAAGTGGCGGGCCGCCATCAACTCCATATGCGGGCTGGTGCGCTCATCTGGTTCACAATATCGCCACTCACTACGGTTGGTCCAGACGCGAGATAATCAACCTGTCCCTAAAGGAATTATTTCAATACCTGAAACGCATTCGTCGGCACAACGACCCGCAATGCCCGATGCATAACCCATCGGACAAAGTGAAGGGTGACTATCTGCGATTGGAAAATGCGCGCGCCTCTTTGGTAAAGACACTGAAACGGAGGCTGAATTGAACGAGGAGATTGTTGTCAATATCGGCGGTTCAACCAGCGGGCTTGCGACCGCGCTACGCGGCGTCAAAGGCATGATGCACAAGGCTGGTGAGGAGATTAAGGATTCTTTCAAGGATGCGTTCAAACATCTCTTCGCCCCCTTAACTATTGCGGGTGCAGTCGAGGGCGTTAGAGAGCTTTTTAAAGGTTTGATGGAGGACGTAAAAAACATCAAGCGTATTTCCGAATCGACCGGACTTTCCACGGGTATGGTTCAGGACTTCTTGAATCTGGGCAAGGCCGCTGGAATTGCTTCCGACCAGATCGAGTCAGCAATGGACAAGTTTGTTAAAAACCTGAAACCCGGAGACGACCCCGAAGAGGCCTTGATGGATATTGCCGACAGGTTTGCTGGATTGAAAGACCCGGTTGAACGTAGCCAACTGGCGTTCGAGGAATTTGGAAAATCCGGAGCCAAGCTTATTCCCATTTTGATGCAGGGGAAGGATGGCGTTAAAAAGTTAGCCGAGGAATGGGGTAAGCTTGACGAGGTTCAGATAGCTCAGATGGAGCACACCAATCAGGTGCTTGAAAAGGGTGAGCAGAATCGCAAGTTGGGAGCAGCGAACGCAATTGAAACTGTTGAAGGCGGAGCCTCTCAGTTTAGTAAAATGCCGTGGTGGCTAAAAGCTTCTCCGCTTGCTTTGTTGGTAGCTTTGCGAAGAGCTAAAACTGACACCGATATTTCCGGAGAGCAGCCAGATGTCGTTAAAACCGCAGCGGCTAAAACCCCTGCCGAGAAAAACAAGGACATGGTGGCCGCGGGCGTCGCGGCGGCCAAAGAGCTTTCCGAGAAGCAGGAATATTACGCGGCGAAACCCGAGGAGAAAGTTTTGATGCTCACCCGGCAAATCCTCGCCTTGCGTCGCGAGATGGAGGATAGCACCGACGGGCAAAAACGTTTGGATATCGAGAGTCAGATCGAGGACATAACCACCAAGCGCGAAGGCATCCAAAAGACGATTGACCAAAAGGCCAAAGAGACAGCGGACAAACAGAAAAAAGCCGCTGACGATATCCTTAGGACGCAGCAGCAAATCGCCGCGCTTGAAGCTGGGAAAGCGAACTACGGTGCCCAATACGCCTCGCTCCAAGAGGTGGCATCATCGGGCTTTTCATACTTCAGAGGCAACGCTTGGAGATGGCAACAAGGGGCAAATGCAGGTGAAGCACAGAACATTCTAAGCCTGCAAGCACAGGCGAAGGACGCACGCATTTGGGGAAACATAGACTACGCCAAGCAGTTGGAATCTCGAGCGAATCAGCTACAGCAGGATTTGCAGGGCCGTGATGTCATCGCACCGGATGAGGGATTGAAGGGGATAAACGACAAACTTGCGGAAGCCAGAGAGCACCTTGCGACACTCTCAGGTGCTGTCAATGGCAAGGCGGTCAAAGTCATCGGCCCCGAGGATTAACCATGCCTGATATTTTAACAGACGGCGATTTTTCGACAGCGGCGAACGTTTCCGACATTCGGGAATACGCGCCGTTCTCGCAATACGGAATTAACGACTTGCTGGTTTTGGAGCAAGATTTTGTCATCGCGCGCGCATCCTATTCTACGCTGGCAATCGACACCACGCACCCGACGATTGCGAATTATTTCCTCGCGCTCGAAACGCCCTATTCCGCCGTCGCAATGAAAAATACAGTCCAATGGACGCGGCGATACGCGAAAGTGCCATCGTCCTTCTCGCGCCCGGGCGGCACGTATCCCTACACCTTTCCGGTTTTGTTGACTGGCGATTTGACTACCTCTCGATTGTTCGCGAAACCCATCACGGTCAACGCCCGAATCCAGGTTGATTTCTTTCACACCAGCGACCCGAATTCCATCGCGATCATCGACGCGCAACGTTACGTGCTCGCGTTCAATCCGACTATCGACGCCACAAGTCCGTATGGCGAGCCCGCTGTTGCGGACGCCTCATTCTCGCTCGCGTTGACGGTTCCGAGCTACACGACTTACGCCGCGTGGATTGCGGGCGGTATTGAGATTGTGCCCGAAGCTTCCAAAATCACTCCGAATTGGATGGGCAACATTCACATGCGCGAAACGATTTATCTGAAGGCGAAATAATGCCGCGCAAAGGCAAAAGATTAAAGCGGCTGAAACCCGGCCAATTGCTCGGCTCTGCGACCGCGAATGAGTTGATTGATTTTTTCAACGCGTTCATGGCCATAAAGATTGTGCGCGGCAGTTCGGATGACGTGCTTATCGGAGACCTCGCCATTCTGCTCAAGTTCAAAAGCAGCAGTGCGACCGGCGATGGCAGCAGCAGTTACCGAGGTGAATACTCTCCCGATGGCATCACGCCTTTGAACCCCGGGCCGTTTCTTCCCGGCGATATCGTGCGCGTCACGCCGACAAACGCACTCTCAGTTCCCGAGGGTGGCGATATCATCCCCGGTGTTTACGTCTGTATTCTTGAGGGCGCGACCGAAGCCGATGTTCCGAATCATCCACTATCGGACGGCGGCGAAACTTCTTTTTGGCATTGCCTTGCGACGTATCCGAGCCTGCGCGATACCTGCGACGAGACGGGCGAAATTGTTTCCACGATTGTTGACGCTCAAGACCTGCCCGCGCCATGAGTATCGGCGGCAACAAATCACCGTTCCGCATCCCGTGCGAGGTTGGCGACACGCCGCGTTCGTTCCTGCTCTGCAAGGGCAATCATCAGCACGCCGCCGCAGTTCCCGCCTTCGGCAACACCACGCAGATGACCGACCATTGCGGCAACACCGTCCCCGCCGACAAACGCTTTTACCAAACCGATACGTGCGGCCTCGATATCTGTGCGCCCAACTGCAACGATTGCCCGGGAGGTGTCAACCTGCTCACGAACACGCCCGAACCACCGTCCATCAGCGACAATACATTTTCAGAAAGCGGAACGGTGCAGCTTGAGCCGACGGAGAAGGTTGGAAGCAAAGGGATGCAGGCCGCGAAAATATGGCACGGCGCGCGCGGCTTCCTTGATCGCTGCAACGGCGTCGATGGGAACACTAAATACCTCACTGCGACATTTGACCTGCACTACGATGTGGTTTGGGATGACACCGATGGAATCACCAATTACACATTCACGTCCTCTGGGTCTGGCTCCCGGAGCGTCGCACGGCTTTCCGGCGTCATAACCAGCGATTTGGAAACGTTCGAGGACGACTCGCACGCTACCGATTCCAACGGTGGCGGGGGAGCCAGCACCGACACACTGCACGTCGCCGGAGGCGCGGGTTGGCGTTTGGAAGAAAGCGGCGTGGTTGACTACACGCACGGACTCGCCACCATGGTCGACGCCGCAGCAGCCTTTGATTCCGATTGCGGCACGCCACAAATTGGCAGCGATGGTTTTTTTGCCCACGGCGAAACCGCTGAAGAATTAAGATCCGGCTGGAACGGTGCTCATCCAGACTATCCATTCCCGGACATCACCGACCCGGACAGCTATGACGAAACGGTTACCTATAACCCGATAGGGCTCCCCTCTGCCACTTACCGAATCTCTTGGAGCCGAACCAACACCGTGCTTTCGTGGGATGTGGATTACAGCGGGACCGCTGGGGATGGTCAATCCGCACACTTTTACGGCTCCATTACCCTTTCCGACCCTTACACGATCAATGATTGCCTCGCCGACGCCGCCACAAACGCTGACGAATATTCGCTCACCGATGATTTAAAATATCCTTACCGCATCGACCAACACACTACCGTCGCCCCCTTGGTCCTGCGCAATGAACGCGGCACACCCATCAGCCCGCTGGGATTCAATACCTTCACCGTCGATGATTACACATCGCCCATTGGCACTGCCCCATACACCGAATGGGACCAGCGGGCATGGTTCAACCCCAGCGCTTATGAATGGATATTTCCATCGCCAAGCGACGACCAAGCCAGCTCGCGCGCCTCCGATCTGTTGTTACTATACGACGGCTCCATTATCGGCAACCCGCTGGACGCCGGTTACGGCCAAGGCAGTCCCCGCGGCGTGTTCGACAAGGACCATGAGAATTTCTTTCGCAAGAACTGCGATCCCGGACCCGGCTGGACTCAGGCCAGCGAGTCGCGCGGGGCTTACACGCCGTCCTTCCTGCCATCGAACGCGCAGAAATGGACAGATGATTTTACCGCAACGCACCTTTGGCCATGCGCGTTTATCAATGCCGACGTGAGCGGCATCTATTTACAGAAGTGGGCAGAGACTAAAATTAAACGACCGAGCGCCAACTTCGCGCGCCCATTCGGGCCTGATAAGTTTTCACTGGATGAGACATCGGTTTATTACGTCTCCGATTTTACGGCCGGGGTTGTGACACTTCAAACGGTGGACTTCGCTACGCCAGTATCATTGCCATTTACCACGAGCGATATTGTTGGCAGCGCGGCTGTCGGCGGATTCTTCGCGGTGACCTCGGTTGGTGCGGATACCGTGACGCTCGGTTCAAAGGTTTACGATCTCCCGACGGACTGGGAGACACCGAGCAAAGACGTCGGATTCTGTTTCGGAAAGCTGAAATACCCCGATGCGCCGGGAATGAATTTCACGGACGAAACCAAGGAAGTTGGCGGGCGCGTGCGCGTGACCGTCACCAATAGCTCACCCGTCACGCTCACAACCGGCACCTCGCAGAAATATCTCAGCATCACGACCGCTGAGAACATCGACATTCTGGCGGCGGATAATACCGTGCTCGCGAGCAACGTCGCGGCGACGCGCGTTGATGATGTTACTTTCCAAGTTCCGACCGCCTTCGCGACGATTGCCTCGGCGAAATGGATTGTCCCGCACGGCACCAAATACAAGTTTGCGGATAGCCGTAGCAAGGGCGATTACGTTTACCGCACGTGGCTGGTGAGAATGAGCGACGCCTCCGTTCTCTCGACGTCGCAGACGGATGCCTGCCTACCTATCGCCCCCTGCTCACCCTCGGTCGCTGGTATCTCGCCGAATGGCGAGACGGGCGGCAACGCGCACTATTGGGCATTCCCCACAAGCATCAATAACGGCGAAGTCTGGTTAGGTCGGATTGATTTCTGGATGACGGACCCATTCTGGCAGGAGCCGCACAAACCCGTGCAGCCGCCGGCGGATATTCTCGTCGGCGATTTCGCACCCGGGACGGACATCATTCTCTGGGCCGAGGACGACGGCAGTTGCCAAACGAACTCCGCTGAGACGGGCGGCGGCGGTGAAATCATTTACCATCTCTTTTATCCCATGCGCCCTTATGTCGAGGCGCGTTGCACATTGCCCGATGATATCGACGGCGAGTCAACGCCCTCGCTGGCCAGCGGCGTTGATTTGACCACCGTTCAAGACCCGCCGTCGCAGGCCGGTATTGGCGACGTGGAAGGCCCGCTCGTGGATGCAATCATCGTTCCGACGCCAAGCTGGGTGAAGATGTTGGCGCAACGTGCGTGCGTCGCGGCATCGGGAGCATTCGCCGCCGATTATGAAGCCAATGACACAACGGCCTGAACCATTCTCGCGCGTTCAGCGATTGCCATACCGCGGCGAAGGCGGGCGAACATATTCTGCCGAGGCAGTCGTCCAATCCATGGCCGTCCCGCAATCGCAATGGCCCATATGGGCGGCGGCACTGGCCTTTTTCAAATCAGAAAAAGACATCGGCGTTGGCGATACCGTTGAACGAATCATCGGCAAAACCAATAGCGTCGCCTTCAAAGCGTGGCATCTGAAAACGTTCGGCAAATCGTGCGGTTGCGGCTCGCGAAAGACTGCATGGAATGCCAAATTTCCTTACGGATAAGATTGACTATAAAGCAATTTTACGGTGTAAACATCGGTGAGAATGTTGGCGATTTACATTAACGAAGCTTTGGACGTTTCCAGATCCCGCGTTTTTTCCGTCGATAACCCCGTTCCCATCCCCGCGCCTGAGATGGTTGTTGGCGATGCGCCCATCGTCGGCCTCTACATCGTCGACGGGCAAGGCGGTTACAGCGCGGTTAGTGGCGCGGACGGCACGACCGTTAAAGTCGCCATTGGCGATTTGACGAGCGCGGAGCCTGTCTGGATGAATTCGGCCTGGATGCAGATCGCCAATGGCTGGACAGGCATCCTGTCCACGAATACCGACGAAGTAGCAGCTTTGCTCAATGGCCGAAATGTCGCAACCCTTTCGCTCCGCATTGTTATTGTTGACCCGCAAGGCAACCCACGAACCTACGCTTTGATGCCGTTCCGACTCTGGGGCATCGGCATACCCACTGATATGAGTGCATCACTACCCGAAGGCGCGCAGTCTGGACAGTTCCCAATTCCGGATGGTGTCGACGCTGTTACTGTTACAGGGCTAAACCTGACCGCCGTTCCGCGTCACGTCATTCCGTTTATGATTAAGCCCGCTGGCGGTGCGAACTTCTACCCCAGCCTAATCGACGAAACCAAAACCACGGACGGGTTTCAGATTGATTTGCAAGGCGAGACAGACAGCGCGAATTACAAGCTCGGTTATTTCCTGATTTTCTAAATGAAAACTTTCGCTGCCATTATTGCTTTATTGTCAATCGTGTTCCTCGCTCAAGGCGCGGGGGACATGGCGATTAAAAACGGCAAGTTGCAAAACCCGCTGAACGCGAACGGTCAGACGATTACGAATGTCGCGGATATTCTGGACGCCAACGGGGACACATTGCTTGGCGCGGGCCCGGGAGGAGGCGAAGCGAATACGGGCGCAAACATCGGGACGGGCGTCGGAATCTTTTGGCAGAAATCCGGCCTGTCATTGCAATTCAAAAACGTTGCGGTGTCTGGCGGCGCGACAGTCGCAACGAACGCAACCACACTCACCATTGGAGCGGATGCGCCGGGTGCGGCTACGGCAGTGCAGACGTTTGCAAATGGCTATAGCAATTCCGTGAACGTGGCCAGCGGGAACGCGGCGGCAGTTTCCACGAATCGATTTGAGGTGAGTGGCGCGGCGGCGGCGCTAAGCAATAGCCTGCCATCCATTTCCGTCATGTCCTTTGGCGCGAAAGGAGATGGCGTCACCGATGACACGACGGCCGTGCAAAATTGGGCGAATTACATTTGTTCCACCAACATCATAGGTATCGTCCCGGCGGCGCCAGGCGGGTGTTATTTATTGTCGTCCGCGATTGGTTTCTCAAACACGTTCAACATGCAGGGAGCGGGTGGATCGGCCTACCCGGCGGGCGATTTCGGGGCGACCAAATGCCGGTTCGCGCAATCCACACGCGGGGCGAATTGCCTGGAAATTACCAATTACGCGGACTCGGTGACGATGTATGGCATCGCGGTAACCAATCTCGCGGCCAACAACTTCACGAACCTGGATTCTTATGGGTTCCATTTCACCGGGGCGGTCGGTTCGCACATGGGCAGAATAACGCAGTGCAGTGCGGTCAACTTTGGGCGGGGGTTCTACGCGGTGGATTTGGCGGCGTCTGAGTTTATCGCGTGCGGCGCAAATTATAATGCCATCGGGTTCGAACTCACCAACATCCTGAGCAATGGAAATTATCCATTCCACATGGACTCGTGTGTGTGCGCTTTCAATTACAGCAATCAGGTCGTCTGCGCCTCGACCACGATGCCGTTCCTGATTGAAAATTGTATTATCACGCCGTTTGCCTCACACGCGAAATCCCTGATTTCCTATTCGCCATCGACGACAATTCTCAACTGCCGGTTTTTGGATGGGTCGGCAGAGTCGGTGATTTGTCTCAGCGGCGGAACCGCGAACTTGATCGGGGTCACCATGCAAAGCGCCGGGGGGGTTGACGGGATATACTCCGTGCTCGCTACTAATTGCATCTTAAATGTGCAAAGCAGCCTGGCCTTGAGCAATAGCTTGAATGGGGCATCGGTTTATTTGTCGGGCGCGAACAGCCGGTTGTTTGCCACGCCGCCACTCTGGGCGGTCACTGACGACGGCGCGGGCAACCTGGGAACCAATCTAATGAGCGCGCTTGGAAATATCAGCGTGATTGGCCAATTGACGGGCAGCACTTTAGTGGTGACCAACCTCGGCGACAACACGAGCACCAATCTTATTTACTCGGATAAAAACGGGAAGCAGCACCGGGCCACTATCGGATCGGGATTAACCTGGAACGTCGCTACCGAAACATTAAGCGCGCCGACTGGCGGTGCGGGCGATATGGTGGCCGCCAACAATCTTAGCGATGTGGACGATGTGGCGACTGCCCGTGGCAATCTCGGCGCGGCGGCTTCCGCCACAACCGTAACCATCGCGGGAACGGGCGGGCAAATAACCTCGTCCACTTCGAGTGCGCAGCCCTTGAGCGGCAACGTGACGACTACGTTGTCGCTGCCATCGCCGTTGGTGGCTCCGGGGACCGTGTATGCCACCACTTCACTTAACACCCCGAAATATCTTCTAGGTGATTGGGTGTTGGGCAGCAATGCCACTGACCGTTCGTTCTTTTTATCGAACGGGCCGAATGCCAGCGTGGCAATCCTGGTGCCTTCGAACGGCGCGCCGATCTTCAACGGCTCCGGCCTCACCAACCTGAATCCATCGACCGCGTTTCCCACGCCGATGCTCGACGCGTCAACCCTGACCGCGAATCATCACATTCGTTCCGGCGCCACGACCAACCTTGAACCGTGGGAAGATGCGACGGGATATACCAACACCATCGCCTGGACGCACGAAGGGTTGACAACGAATCTCACGGCCACTTTCAACGGCACGCTGCAAAGTTTCACCGTGACGAATGGGCCGGATGTGTTTCTGGCCTACGCGGGCGCGAATGGCTCGTGCAGTTATCGCTTCACCACGAATGTCACGCTGCATTTCAGTTACCAGCCGAAATGGCTGGCGGGCTCAAACAGCGTCGTCACCAACGGAGTGCTGTCGCTCACAAGTTACGGCGGCACGAACGCCACGCAACTCGAAGCCGCGATGAAGGAGAACCAATGAATTTGCGATTTACGATTGCCGATTGCCGATTGTTCGGAGCCGATGCGGCGGGGGCGAACGCCGTCCGCAGAATCGCGAGTGGTTTTGCACCGAGGACTGTGGACTGTGGACTGTGGACAATTTTTCTTGTCTCCATGTTCTGCCGATTGCCTTTCGGCTTTTCTCAATCCGTCCTTACCGCGGATGGCCTCGCGGCTTTCGGCAGCAGCGCGATCGCGGGCGGCGGTGGCGGCGGCGGCGCGTGGACGATGGTGTTTCATTCCATTGCGGGCGGCACTGCGAATGGCGCGACGAATACGGTTGACTCGACCGGGGCAACCGGGTTGACGGTCGCCGTCGGTTCGTTTTCAAGCAAACCGACGCCGGCGGATAATTTTGGAAACACCTACGTCCTGGATATCTCGACCAACATCTCAAGTTATTTCGTTTCCATTTATCATTGCATCCCGTCTACGGTGGGCGCCGGCCACAAAATTTGGGCGGCGGGCACCAGCACCTATGACACGGTATCGGTCATTGGCTGGACGGGGATGAATACCAGCCCGCAGGATTTATCCAAAGCCAACGCGGTGGGAGCTTTTGATTTTGTCACCCCTCCCGCCTTCACTCCCTCGCAGAATAATTCCCTGCTCATCGGCGCGGCGGTGGTGGACAAAAATCATCCCGACAATGTGGCCGCCAGTTCGGTGTTTGGTTTGCTGGACCACGTGAATTGCGGCGGCGGCGGGTTGTTGCACCTTACCGTTTTCACGAACATCCAAACCACCGCCGCCAGCGTGAGCGTCACCTTTACAAACGTGGGGGCCGGAACTCCGAACCCTCACCTCGGCGCCATCTCAAGCTTCAAACCGTCACCCTGATGAAACGTTTCACTGCCCTCTTCCTGATGCTCCCGGCGCTGTGGTGCCGGGCGCAGATTTCGCCACTGCCGGCCACGAACGAAGTGAACTGGATTCACCAGGCGCATTCGTTCGACGTCGGGCCGAACCTGCAATTTTACGATTCCATCGATTGCTATGTCTATTGCATGTATCCGCAATTCACGAATCACCTCTGGTCGTGGAGTCACAGCGGCAGCAACCTCGAGGAAGATTATGAGGACGACGAGGCGGCGCGCACCATGCCGTTCTTTCATTCCGTGGATACGAATCTGGTGGCGTGGGATATTTTCATGGCCGGCGATGACAACGGCGGTTATACGAGCAATCAAATCGTTCAATGGTCCACCAACATCATGGCCGGACCGTTGCTGGTGTGGAATCCGACCAACGCCGCGGCGACCAATGAGGGCATCACCTTTCCCACGGTCATCAACCTGCCGATCGGCGGGCCGCCGGAGGATTCGGCCACGGGCGGCGGCCTGGCGCAAATCGCCCGCAACGATGCGGCCACGAATCTCGCCGGCGTGAACGGCCTGGTCATGGTCGATATGTGGCACGACATGTGGACCAACGGCGTGGAATCGGATGTGACGGGCAGCCGGCTTTTTGGTTTTTTTCCCGGCAACCATCCTTTTCCCGCCGGTTATTTGTGCATGGCGCTGAAAACGCTGATCGCGCTCGGTGCCGAAACCAACATTGGCTCGTGCGTGATTGATTTCAATGCGGCGACCGTTCGCTCCACCAATCACGAGGTCATCAGCGGATTGCAACTCACCGGAAATACGCTCTCGTGGACGGTTCATTACGATCGCATGCCCGGCGCGTGGGATGTGCCGGATGGAACGATCACCAACGATTGCCGCAATGCCTTTGTGCTGATGCCGCAATTGGGCAACGCGTTTCAATGGACGATTCAAGTCACGAATTTGCCCGCGGGATTTTATTCCGTAGCCATCGATGGCGCGCCGGTCGTCAGCCTGACCGGCGCGCAGCTCACGGCGGGCTGGAACATGTTCACGAATTACACCGGCCCGTTGTGGAATCAGCGCAAAGCCATTCTGGCCGCGAAACGCGACCAGGAAGGCAATAATCACGTGACGCTCATGAATGCACACACCGCCGGCGATCTCGGCGTGGGCGGGAACCGTGATTTGATCAATTATTATTCCGCGGCCACGACTTACCCGGGAAGTTTCATCGGCACCAATTATACAACCGCGATGGCTCCGGTCGTCGCGGGGATGAAAGCGTTGGATGTTTTAATTCACAATGCCGCGCAACAAACAAATCACACGTGCTCGGTGACGCTGATCACCCCGCGTCTCGCGCCGTTTCACCGATGAAAAACTTTGGCGAATATCATACCAACGACCGTGAGTACGATGAAAGCCGACTGCAAGTCGGCGCTCCGGAGCGCCGGCTTCCAGCCGGCTTTGCGCAGCCTGCCTCCTTCCGCACCCGAACTCGTCCGCGATTTTACCTCAGGACCATTTAAAAAATGAAAAAAGCGCTCGCCATTTTTGTCGCGTATTATCGCCGCCTCGAAGGAACTGTTGGGAAATTTTTCGCTTCGATTAAAGGGGAACATCGAACGCTGAACGCCGAACGCCGAACTTCGAATGAAGAAAGCGGCGGAGGTGCGGCGTCGGCCGGCGCGGTCGAGCCTGTCACTCAAGATGACACGCGGGGAAGTGAGAATCGGGGAGAAATTAAGATTGTTGATAAGGGTCAACATCCAACAACCAACATCGAACATCCAACATCCAATCCAGACGACGCGGTTCCGGCGGCGCAATCCGCTTCGATGTTGCCGGCTGCGCCCGCGCCTGGGAGCGCCGCCGTCTCGGCGGCGAGTCTCGAACCTCGCCGGCGGGACGCCAGCGCTCCCAGGCAACCAACCGCCCGCGACGAATCCCCTGCCGCGCCCCCATCCTCCGCCGCCTTGGCGAAGGACGATCCGCGTTTCATCACCCGCGATGAACTCAAACGCGAACTCGCTTCCCTCCAT